TATCATCATAGCAGAAATGTTAAAAGATACGGGTATTAAGACAAAGGTCATTAAAGAATATCTACCGGTAATGAATAAGCTAATCAATAATTATCTACAGATATTGGACTTCTTTGTATCGTTCAATCTAGATGAGAATTTTGATGAAAGTATTCGTTCACGTCATAGGGATAACTTCTCATACGAATCATTCTCTGAGGGTGAGAAGAGTCGTATTGATTTGGCATTAATGTTTACTTGGCGTCAGATTGCTCGTATGAAGAATTCTACAAATACTAACCTACTGATTCTTGATGAGACATTTGATTCATCTATGGACCACGATGGTGTAGATAATCTAATGAAAATCCTCAATACCTTAGATAAGGGTACTAATGTATTTGTTATATCTCATAAGGGTGAAATCTTAGAGAGTAAGTTTAAAAGTAAGATTGAATTTGTTAAAGACCTTAACTTTTCAAAAATAAAAGATAATAAAGGCAAAAAAAGCTTGACCTCAAGCGCAAAATGATGTATAATTATATTAATGAATCAAAAGTGGAAGTGTAAATGAAATTATCGAGTAACACATTAACCGTCCTGAAGAATTTCAGTACAATCAATTCCAACTTGGTGTTTAGTCCAGGTGGTGAATTGAAGACAATGTCTAATGCAAAGAATATTCTCAGTTCTGCTGAGATAGAGGAGGAGTTCGAATACGAATTTGGTATATACGATTTGAATGAATTCTTGGCTGTAGTTGGTATGTTTGAAGCGCCTGATCTATCGTTCCATGATAATCGTAAGTATGTTACTATTTCAGAGAATGGACAATCTATCAAGTACTTCTTTTCAGAACCAGATAATTTAACATCACCTAAGAAGAATATTGTTATGGCATCTACTGATGTTTCATTCGATCTCTCTAATGAGAATCTCAATACTATTCGAAAGGCTGCTGGTGTATTAGGTACCTCTGATCTGATGATTGAGGGTAAACCTTCTGACACTCATCTGGATTTAACGATCACAGATATTAGTAATCCAACTTCTAACTCTTATTCAATTAAGATTGATGTTGATAAGGAGATTGAAGCTGATTTCCAATTAGTATTTAATATTAATAATTTTAAGTTTGATGTAGGTGATTATCTTGTAGATATTTCATCGAAGCTTATTTCTAAATTTACACATAAAACTAGACCATTGATGTACTGGGTAGCACTAGAAAAGACATCTAAATTTAACTAATAAAGAAGAGACTATATTATGAATAACTTGATTATCCCAACCTCACCAGCTGACCGTAAAAAGATCCGTGATGCTATGACTGAAATTTCTAATGCATTTGCTCGTATTGAAGGTGAGCGTAGCTATGTTAAAGAAGCAGTAGATGTATTATCTGAAGATTTCGATCTTCCAAAGAAGTATCTACGTAAGGTAGCTACAGCATATCATAAGCAGAATATTGCAGAAACCTCAGAGACTATGTCTGATGTAGAAACCCTCTATGATGCATTATATAATTCAGCAGCGACAGTAGGACAATAGCTGTTGACATTATCCCTAAAGTGGGGTATAATAGTATTTTATATTATGGAGTTAATGAATGAACCAAGATGATACTTTTTTGTGGTGTGAGAAATATCGACCACAGACTATTGAAGATTGTATTTTAGATGATAATTTATCTAGTACATTTGCAGAAATTGTATCGAGTGGTAATGTACCTAATATGCTTCTTACAGGCACAGCAGGAGTAGGTAAGACTACGATTGCTCGTGCTATATGTAATAGCCTTGATCTAGATTATATTATTATCAATGCTTCCGAATCTGGAAATATTGACACTCTTCGAACAACTATTAAACAATTTGCATCGACAGTGAGTCTTCAGGGAGGTCTGAAGGTAGTTATCCTTGATGAGGCTGATTATCTGAATGCTCAAAGTACTCAACCAGCTCTTAGAGGATTTATAGAAGAATTCTCTTCTAATTGTAGGTTCATTCTAACCTGTAACTTTAAGAATCGCATTATTGAGCCATTACATTCTCGTTGTTCTGTATATGAGTTTAATACTTCTAAGAAAGCATTAGCAGGTCTTGCTGCTAAGTTTATGAAGCGATTACAATTTATACTTGAGTCAGAGGGTGTTACATATGACAATAAAGCGATTGCTAATCTTATTATTACTCATGCTCCTGATTGGCGCAGAGTTATTAACGAATGTCAGCGATATAGCTCTTCTGGTACTATTGATGCTGGTGTGCTGGTCGACATTGGAACTGATTCGTATAACAAGTTACTTAAAACCTTAAAGGATAAGGACTTTACTAAGATGAGGAAATGGGTTGGAGAGAACTCTGATACTGAACCTCATGTATTATTTAGACGTCTATATGATACTTTATCGGATCATTTGACACCTAATAGTATTCCGCAGATTATTCTTATCTTAGCAGATTATCAATATAAGAATGCTTTTGTTGCTGATCACGAATTAAATACAGCAGCATGTTTAACTGAAATTATGGCTAATGGAGAATGGCAATGAGTAATAACTCTATGATATTTGATCTAGAAACTCTAGGTACCGACGCATTTAGTTGTCCAGTATTATCTGGTGCAGCTTTTGCATTTGATACAACTAGGTTTATAAGTAAGCCATATAGTATAGATGAGATTGTAAGTAACTCTACATACGTTAAAGTTAATGTAAATGAACAGTGCACTAAGCTAGGCCGTGAGATTGAAAAGGATACTCTCACATGGTGGAAACAGCAAGATAAAGAAGTTCAAAAGGCACAATTAATTCCTAATAAAGATGATAAACCTGTTGCCGCTTTGATTAAAATGCTGTATAATACCTATATAGATAAGAGTACTGTATATACAAGAGGTAATACATTTGATCCTGTAATCATATCTTCTCTATGTAAGCAATTAAATATTGAAGAGCCATATCCATGGCATAAAGTACGTGATACAAGGTCACTTATAGAAGGTTTAAGCTGGGGTTGTAGTATACAAAATACGTTTATACCTGAAGGTATCAATAAAGATGATCTAGCAGTACATGATCCTCGAGTTGATATAGCATTGGATGTCATTCGTATCCAATCATTAGTCATAGCTATTTCATAGGAGTATAATATATGACATTTGCAACAGAAGATAATAACAGTATTGATGGAGCAGGTATGGTTTTATCAGAGTACTTTGATAAAACAGGCCAAGTAGCACAGGTTAAGTTACAAGCTAATGCTGGTGGTGATTATTACATCGACTATCGTGATCCGTCTTATCGTATTATGAAGCGAGTAGTTCATCCAAACTTAACCATTACACAAGTTGAGAACATTGCTGAAGATTGGGCATTGGCCAATGATAGTGTACAATTATTAAACGAATAGAGGATATATGAATCCATTTGAATATGTAAAGGCTGTTAATTATTCTAAGCAGGATATAATGGTTGACGATATAGCTGAGAAAGATTATTCAGCTTTCTTAGTTAATCGAGCATTGTCATATCATTTAGATACAATATTACTAGCTAATGAGATTAACACACATCATCATATTGATAATCGCCTACAATTTGATTTTCATCGTTTTTCAATAAAGAAAAAGAATAGGTTTTCAAAGTGGGCTAAGGTTCTCGATGATAAGACTGTAGAAGTTGTACAGAATTATTACGATTACTCTAAAGAGAAAGCTATAAGTGTTATTCCATTATTATCCAAAGAGCAGATAGCCACTATGAAAGATAAAATGTCAGCAGGCGGTCGCATTTAAGTAGATAAATGAAATCTTATAAATATCGTTAAAGTATGTATTTTATAATAACGATGATTGATATAGGATGGCTCTAAGTGGATAATAATAATAACGAAACAGTAGAATGGACTCCCTCACACATGCTAGAAGTGTTGTTGAATGAGCCAGATGATTTTCTCAAGATTAAAGAAACATTGACACGGATTGGTGTAGCATCTTCTATAGATAAGCGCATCTTTCAATCGTGTCATATTCTACATAAGCAAGGTAGATATTTCATTGTACACTTTAAAGAATTATTCTTATTAGATGGAAAAGGTTCTAATCTAAGTAAGAATGATATGCAAAGGCGTAATAGTATTGCTACTTTATTAGGTGATTGGGGTTTACTAGATATGGCGGATCCATCTGCTAAGCTAGACACAGCACCATTAAAGCAGATTAAAATTATTTCCTATAAAGAGAAGTCTGAATGGGAACTTTGTCCAAAGTATAACATCGGGAATAGTTAGCATGAATACATTTAAGGATTATTTAGAGATCAGAGAAGGGGTTAATGATCCTGCTATTTTTAAAGCAGTATTTTTAGCTGGTGGTCCTGGTTCAGGTAAATCTTTTATTGTAGGAAAAACAGGATTAACCGCCTTAGGTTTTAAGGTAGTAAATTCTGATGATGCATTTGAAGCTGCTATGACAAAAGCTGGAATGGAGACAACTCCAGATAACATCTTCTCAGTGCAAGGTCAAGAGATACGCAACAAGGCTAAGATACTTACAGGTACAAAGCAGACGCGATACATTCAAGGACGTCTCGGTCTTGTTATTGATGGTACTGGTAAAGATACTGAGAAGATAAAGAAGCAAGCTAAATCATTGAAAAAGCTTGGATATGATGTTGCTATGATCTTTGTTAATACTGATCTTCAGACAGCTCAAGATCGTAATATGATGCGACCACGTACATTACCACCTGCAGAAGTAGAGAAGTATTGGATTACCGTTCAAAAGAATATTGGTGCTTTCCAGACCCTGTTTGGAAAGAAGAGGTTCATAGTCGTAGATAATTCTGAAGGTAAGGATTATGCAAAAGAGACTACTCGAGCATATAGAGAAATGTCTAAATTTTCAACAGCAAAACCACAGAATGCAATTGCAAATAAATGGATTAAATCTGAATTAAAGTCAAAGTCTGACAACTAAGTTATATAAATAGATTCGTGGTGCAGAACACTCTGGCCACATAATTTACCTTGCTTAATTGGAGGCAACAATATGACTAATACGTCAAGATTACAGTACCCACGCGCCGGCTTTATCGGATTCGATCATCTATTCAATGAAT